GGGCGTGGCCGTGCTGTGCACCATGATGCCCTTGGGCACGATCTTCCGATTCGCCGTGTAGCAGTCGTTGCGCGTCATATACCGGGTAGTCAAATTCATGAGAATTCCTCCTTCGGATTTGGTCGCGTCCTCAAAACCAACGACACCGCCTGTGCCGTATTCCGACACGATGGCAGTGCCGTCGTAATAGAACGCGAGTATTTCGTTGTAAGGGATACCGTTTTTCGCCGCCCACATCGCGCCGACCTGAGACAGGCCTACGCCGTGGCTGGCGGCTGTGGGTTTTTCCCTGCGGGCGGCGATATCCCACTCGTCGGATTTGTTGAGATAGTAGGGGTAATGGCGTTGCCACACATCGCCGCTGCGCTTGGTCAGGCCGCCGTTGGACGCGGAGTAAAAGCAGTCGATGACCTCACCGTTGTAGCAGAGCACCTGCCCGGCTGTATCGGCCACAGCCTGCCTGCTTCGTGGGGAAGAGCGCGACAAGCCGTATCGGTATGCCTGAAATGAGGTTGTATCGTCCATGACCACGCTCGCCAGCGAGCGCTTGACCGCGAAGGTGCGCGCGGCGATGGCCTGCGCCTTGAGCGCCTCCATATCCGCCGACTCGTAGATTTCGGCGGGCACCACCCCGCAGAGATATTCCTCGATATCAGTGGATACGGTCTGCGCTCCAAACTGCGCGACGTTTTCCGCGCGGGTCATTTTAAGGGTTACATTCATGACCCGTCGCCGCCTTTCTTGTCGTCCCTGTCGTGCAGCTGCTCCAGAATCGATTTGAGCTTCTCGGGGATGGGCAACCCGACATGGGCGGCGTTCTCCAGAATGGAAATGCCCTCGTTGCTCAGGTAGAAGAAGATCACCGCCGTCCGGATCGCCCCGCCGTCGCCCAGCACCTGACTGTCGACGATGTGCCCCACGCCCACCAGCACAAAGATGAGCACCTTTTTAAAGATGCCCCTCGCGCCGATATCACTGGAGAGCTTCCTGTCCGCAATGGCGCACATCACGCCGGTCAGGTAATCGATGGCCACAAAGGCGATGAGGGCATAGAGAAACCCGTCCAGCCCGCCGAGGAACCAGCCCAAAAATGCGCCGATGGCGGCAAAGGCCGCCTGTACCCAGTTCCATACTGCTTTCATTGTCTTTACCTCCATTTAAAGATTTTTGTATATAAAAAGCGCCTTGCGTAAAGCAAAGCGCCTGAATCCTTGAATCTTACTTTCTTATCCGCTAAATCTGCCTCGGCAGCGCCTCCCAGAGCCGCATGTCCTCCTGCCCCAGCGACCAGATGGCGATGCCCCGCAGCTTCCAGCGGTAGGCGGCCTCATTTGCCCAGTACACCAGACTGTCCACGTCCTGATAATACAGGATGGAAAAGCCGTCCGCGTCGCCAAGGAACAGCCGGGCGATCCAGACGTTGATGTCCTTCGGCACCACCGTGGCGGCATAGTCCCCGCCGCAGGCAATCTGAAGCAGGTCGGAATGGAAGAAATCATAATCCAGCGATATGTCCTCGGAGCGGGTGGACGATTCCTCCACATCGCTGTTGACCGAAAACACCTGAAATTCTTCATCCCATGTGACCCCTGTGCGGGCAAGCCTGCCGAAGCTCTTTGTGGTGCCGTCGGGCATGAGCACATCAAACGCCTCATACGGCTCATATGTCCAGGCGTCCCCAAGCCGCAGTAGCTCACATACCGTCCGGTTGTCCGAGCGGTAGCCCGCGTAACCCCCGGCAGCGCTTACCGTCGCCGTAAAGCGCAGGGTGTAGCTCGCGCCGGAATAGACCCTGACCATGTTGCCGCGCTTGCGCATCTCGACGGTGTACATGCTCGGGTTGGAGCGGAGGCTGCTGTCCGGCGTCCGGCTGAAGCTGGTGGCATAGCTGCCCCGCAGCGTGGAGCCTTGGTACAGCTCAATGCGCTGGGTATCATAGTTGAGGCAGCAGAACAGGTCGCCTAAAAACACGCCCGCGCGTCCGCTGCCGTTTTGGGGGAATGCCAGCCGCGCCCGAATATGCACGTCGGAAAACCCGTCATACTTCCACGCCAGCCTGCCATGCCCGTCAAGCTGGGAGTAGGGGCGTCCGGCGGTAGAATCGGGGTTTTGCCATACGTCCCACTCCCCGTCCAGCACCGTCCAATAGCTCTCCGGCAGGATGTTTTCATCCCGGAAATCCTCGTACCAGACAAGCGCCGAATCGGGCCTGCGGCGCAGCACCTCACAGGTGAGCTTGAAGCCCCGGTCGGGTACGGCCATCACGCCGTTTACATCCTTGAAGCTGCGGGGCGAAAGCGCGAACGCCGCTTCGCCAGCGGACGGAGCATCCGAGAAGTTGCCGCAGACGCGAAATCCGTAAAACTGCGTGCCGGGCACGCCTCCGGAGATGCTGAGAGTATGCGCGCCAGCCGAAAGAAACACACTCTTCGAATGCGTGAGCCAGCAAATCCGCCGCCAATACGGCCACCACAGGCGGTTTTCGGTGAAGGTCTTTGAAGTTTCGTCCAGCGTAACCGCGATGGCGTTCTTGTCCCAGAACGGGTAGCATAGCCGCACGGCCACGTCGTATACGCCGGGCTGCTCAATCTGAAAGTGGTACTCCGCTTCTCCGCCCTCGCCCAAGGACGCCATGCTCTCCGTCACGATGACATTGCCGGTATAGCTGTCCGGCACACCATTGCGGTCAACGTAAATAGTGCCGAACTCCGTCCGCTGGTTTTTGCCGTAGGCGGTTAGGTACCGCCTGCGGTTGTAGGTTTCTTGCAAAAGCGGGCTTTGCCGCTCCACCGCGTCCCAGCCTTCCATGTAATCATAGACTTGGGGCAGCGCCCACGGTACCTTATCATAATCGTCCCAATAGGCGATGATCGGGATCATGGGCTGGGGCGGGCCGTCGCCCGTGAAGTTATACCCGCCGGTCATCCAGAGCTGGGCGGCATAATAGGTGTTGGAAATCCCGCGATAAGTGATGCCGAGGTTCTCCGGCGTGTCGTGGATCCGCCAGTTCCAGCCGTAAGCCGGAAGCCCGAAGAACACCTTATCCGGATCCATCACCTGAACGACGTAGTTGTAGATACCCTCCAGCCAGCTCCGGGGCGAGACGGGGCCGGGCGCGGAACCCGCCCACGCCATGCCGTAGCTCATGATGGCCGCTGTGTCGCAGTAAGCGTTCAAATCCTCGTATACGCACCAGTTTTCGCCGCCTACAGAGCCTTGTACACTAGTCATGCCGGGCAAGCAGATATTGACCAGCTTGGCGGGGTTGTAATCCTTCACGGTCTGGTAGATATCGCGGAACAGGGCGTTGGCCGCGTCCCTGTTCTCATATCCGCCGCCGCGTTCCAGATCGATGTCCACACCGGCGCACCACGGGTATTTGTTCATGATCCGCACGATCTCGGATAAAAACATATCCTTCGCTCCACCCTCGTTGTTGCGCAGCGCCGTGAAAATGGAGGCCGTCCCATGGTTCATGATGGTGAGCAGCCACTTGATGTGCGGCCATCTTGTCCGGTATGCGGTGAGACTGGCCACATCGGTGCCGGTTTCGCTGATCACGCCGGAACTATTGACCTCAAACGTAAAAATACCGACTGTGTCCAGCCGGTCGCCGTAATTCAGAAGCGCCTGATACATGCGAGCGTTGCCCATGAAGCTCCACACCATGCACCGCTTTCCCATTAAATAATCCCTCATGGCCGATCCTGTCCTTTCAGCATCTCCCGATACTCAAAATACACCCGCGCCGACTTGCGCTCCTGAAGCTGGACTTGATGTTTGCTGTCATGGGCGGCTGAGTATTGAAAGAAACCCTGCTTCGGCGTGGGGCTGCCGTTTTTCAGGCACTCCCGTGTGGAAGAGAGCAGCGCCAGCTCGTCGCCCGCGTTTGCCGCCGCTAGAAAGCACATCTTATGCGATCCCGCGCCCTGGGAGAGGGCGACGCTTCCGGCCTCCATGTCCTGAATGGGATAGATATAGCAGTCCAGTCCCGAGGAGGTTTCGCCAAGGTTGAAGATGATAAGGGTGTCGCCGGTGCGCACCACGCCGTTGTGGTATCGCGGCGGGTTCGGCGAACTCCGCAGCATCGTACTGGTGTGGGGCGTGTAGCCGGTAAGTCGGTCACCCTCCTGCGCCTGTAGGTCGGTAAACCAGATGGTGCCGGTGCAATCCGCGATTACTGGGCGCACGGTGATGCTGACCACCCGCATTTCTTCTTTTGTTTTAAGCGTTTCCGTAAATCGAATGAAGTTTGCCACCATGGCCGTCACCTACCCATCAAGTGTCCATTGAATTTCGCTCACATGACCGACCCAGCCGGTGGCGATGGAACCGGCCTGCAGCAGAAGGTCGGTAAAATACACCGCTCCCGTGCAGTCGGTGATACAGAGCCGGATGGTGATGGAACGCAGGACGCCGTAACCCTTGGGCGAAGCGTCCCGCGCGATCTGTTGAAAATATGCCATATCGTCACCCTCCTTCAGAACAGGTCAATGAAGCGCGTTTCGGTGCTGCCGTCCTCGTATTCGAACACCACCTCAATGCCCACCTGACCGTTCGCGCCCTTCTGCAGATCCTCTGAACCGATCTGCGCGGATATGGTGTAGCTGCGCCGCGATGACGGGTAAACCGTTTGCGCCATGCTTTTCGTCATGCCGGAAACGCCCACCGCCTTAAAGGAAGCCGTGCCGGTCACGCCGTTTTCGGTGTCGACCTCAAAGCCGGAATTCTGCCAGTAAGCAAACCCATCGTCGGCGCGGGAGTTACACAGGTGGTTGAAGGGCACCATATCCCGGATTTCCTGCCGCACAAGGTCGGACTGCGCCAGTTGGTCGGCAACCGTTTCAATGGAAGAATCGCCAAGCTCCCGCAGCTTGCTGGACAGCTCCAGCACGGTTTTCCACGGCTCCTGCAGGTTGTACTGCCTGCGCACGATGCGCGTCCGGATGGTTAAATTCAAGTCCCGGTCGTCCACCGTGACGATATCGCCAAGCTCCCAAGCCTCATGCTCATAGCCGGTGAGGGTGGATAAGTCCATGGCCGACAATATATAGGAAACGCGGGGTTTTGCATACTCAGCCAGCCGCATCCTTGTGAACTCCAGCATCTGATACGGGTTGCTGAAATTGGACAAATCAAGGGTGGAAACCCGCACCTCGCCGGAGTAGGTGTAGTCCTCCACATACTCCTTGCCATCGTTAATGGACGCGAAGGTCATGCCGTCCTTGCCATAGGCATACAGCCGCGTTACCAGTGAGCGGGTATCGACCACCCGCTTGATGCTGTTGAGGTTTTTCCGGTACGCAAACAGCGTGCCGCTCTCCTTGCCGCTGAAGGTCAGCAGGTGCACCAGCCGGTTGGC